CACTATGGAAGTGGCGGACTTCACCGAGCTTGCTGCGGCGGCTGTCGGTTTTTTAGGGAAGAATTCGGAAGCGGAAGCGACCGAATAATGATTGCCGCCACGGTCGAAGATGCCATGGCGGACATTGCACTGATTTTCCATTGGCAACCACAAGCCTTTGAGCAAATGACATTTGCCGAATTAATGACATGGCGAGAAAAAGCAAGGGAACGAAATGAAACAGAAAATGATTGATTATTTATTGAATATGCCACGGCATATTGTATGGCGTGGGATGTTAATCTCACTTGTTGTTTTTTGGTTGCTTGTGATTTTCGGCATTGCATTTCTCTTTCGCTAATTCATCAAGTGCGGTCAGAAATCACGGGATTTTTTGACCGCACTTTTCTTTAGGAATAATTATGGCCACGATTTTAATCTTCTTTTTCTATTTCTTGTCAATTATCACCGCAACAGTTTGCGCCGCGTTTTTGATGTATCACAACATTAATGGTTGGGGTTGGATTATCGCTATCGCCATTGCATTAACATTTATCCAACTACACGTAAAGGAACGCTAGCATGTTTCAAAACTTTGCTTTAGCCGCACTTGGTATGTTCGTTTTTACACGGCAAACCGTGCCTTTCCAAAGCTTAGACCGCACATCAACGTGGCGACATCCAACCAATTCGATTGTGGGCGCAATGCCGAAATCACAATTCACCGGAAAGGAAAGCGAAACCGTGACAATCGGCGGGCGACTTATCCCCGAAATCACGGGTGGCAGATTTTCCATTAAAGCGTTGGAATTAATGGCAGACAGTGGCGGTGCTTTCCCACTGATTGACGGTGCAACCTTTGAGATTATCGGCTTTTTTGTGATTGAAAATATCCAAGAAACCCGCACAGAATTCTTTGGCGATGGCGCACCCCGTGCCATTGACTTCACCATGAACTTAAAACGCACTGACGATCCGATGTTGATTGCCATTGCAGACAGTTTAATGAGTAATCTGTAATGTTAGGCTTAGATTTTAACGACAATCACCGCACACCCGCTTTTAAAGTGGTGATCACCACGAAAGACAACAAACAGCAAGACATCACACAAGTGGTATCAAGCAGACTAATCAATTTATCTTTAACCGATAATCGCGGCTTAGAAGCGGACACGCTCGACTTAGAATTATCCGATCATGACGGCAAATTGGCTTTACCGCCACGCAATGCCACAATCAGCCTTGCACTTGGTTGGAAAGGTGCGCCGCTGATTGATAAGGGGAAATATTCTGTCGATGAAGTGCAGTTTTCGGGCGGGGCATCATCTGCCGATAAGCTCACCATTCGGGCAAGAGCGGCAGATTTAAAAGGCACGTTCACCGAACAAAAAGAGCGGTCATTTCATAAGAAGAAATTGGGCGAAATCGTCAACGAAATTGCACAAGGAAACAAACTCAAAAGCCAAGTGGCGAAAGAACTTGCAAGCCGATTAATCGACCACATCGACCAAACTAACGAAAGCGACATCAATTTGCTGACACGCCTTGCGGAAGAACACGGGGCAATGTGTACGGTGAAAAATGGCACGTTGCTATTTATGCCATTGGGAAAAGCAAAAACCGCCACAGGGAAAGATATTCCACTGCGTAAAATCACCCGCAAGAATGGCGACAACTACAATTTTTCTATTGCCGAAAGTGAAAACTACAAAGCCGTGCGGGCGTATTGGCACGATACGGACAGCGGCAAACGTGGCGAAATCACGGTGGATGAAAACACCAAGATTGTGAAAAAACAGCGTATGACGAAAGGCAGAACGCTTAAAAACGGCACTGTAAAAGGCAGACGATTAAGCAAACGCAAATACAACGAAATTGAGCAACAAGAACCCATTACAAGTGACAGTTCTCAAATAAAATCATTGCGACATACCTATGCAAGCGAAAAAACCGCCATCACGGCCGCCAAGTCCGCCTTTGATAAGCTGAAACGTGGCGTGGCAACATTTAGCCTTAATCTCGCTTTTGGTGAACCTGATTTAATGCCAGAAACGCCGATTGAGCTTTCAGGCTTTAAAGCCGAAATAGACGCAACAAATTGGTTGATCACAAGAGTAACACACAATCTTTCAGACAGCGGCTTTACCAGTCAAATTGAATGCGAATTGAAAGTCGAAGATGAAGAAGTGGAAGTGAAGAAAGTGAAAAAATAAAGCGGTCGATTGACCGCTATTTAACAACCCGATAGGATTGATCTTTATGAGTTGGCTGCTGTGGAAACGCAAGTTCTAGCATACCTTGTTCTACAAACTCTTTTAGATGTAACCATAAAGCCGATTCTGTTATTCCCAAAAGCTTAGCTAGAGATTTCTTTGTAACAAACTGATCACTACACAAGGTAAATACAAGTTCTTTCAGTTTTTTTCTATTTTTCTTCTTTTTTCTATAAAAATCACTAGGAACAATATTCTTAAGTGATTCCAAAAAGTCGGGATTTAAATCATCTAACTCATTAATAATTATCCGACCATTCTTTATGGTCCGCCCAAGATCATCAAGATCAAAGCTATAATAAACTAATTTATGTTCATTCTTAGCTTCTAAGTTAGCTTCTAAGTTAGCTTCTAAGTTAGCTTCTAAGTTAGCTTCTAAGTTAGCTTCTAAGTTAGCTTCTAAGTTCGTATCTGCAGATAAACTTTCAACATCAAAACTTAATTGCTGATTCAGTGTAACTTCGTGGCGTTTGCCATAAATCTCTTGTAAATCTCCTACATCTACCCAAGGTAAAACATAGAATTTATCTTTTTTCTCTCCTTTACCCAAAAGCAATCTCTTTCTTTCTAAAGCTGGTAAAGCAAGAGTAATGTCTCTGCTATGGTAGTCTTTTTCTAATTTTTCAGAGAGAATAGGATGTTTAATCCATCCTCCATTTAAGGCGGTCAACAACAAAATTTTCTTGTACAAATCATTATCTAAATTTTGATATTGAGCACCTAATCTCAAATGTAGTTGTTGGTTGGCTTGAATAACCGAGCTATCTTGTAACGTTAAAGTTAAAAGTGTTTTTTCTGAATCTGTACTCAACACCGGTGTAGTCAATAACTCCTTCCGATAATTTAAAAAGATAGTCTCAATTCCTTTCCCTTCCCTTTCACAAAGACCTATTCGGCGAAACATATTATGTAAGGTTGCATTTCGACATATAGATTTTTTACCACTTTGAGCTTCTAGAATACTCACTAACATAACACCTGGATTTTCAAAATTTAACGTATTTGATGTTTGTGATACTTTGAGTGTTACTCTGTCATTCAAATAATCTGAATGTGTAAGCATATTAATAAAAGCTTCACGTAATGCACCAGTTATCAAGTTGTCCTCGCTTCTTGTTAGCTGATCTAACGCAAAATGTTTATTTTTAGCAAGGTCAGATAATTTTGGTGCAACTTTTAAATAAAATTCAAATAAGTTTCCTTCCTCTAGCTCATCACATGTGATTCGATCATCGTATCGGTGATCGGTTTCTTTTGATTTATACTCTAACAAATAATGAGGAAGTAAAGACCTAATAATATCTAATTTTCCAAACATTAATAAGCCGGCATAAGTTAAACCACTTTTCCCGGTTTTAAGATCTATTTGATAACCATTTATTTTCTTTAATAATGATAAGTCATCTAGAGCAAGTAATGGACTTGTTGAATTGTAATTTTTAATATATTGACGATATTTATCTAACGTAGGTAAATGAATTTCCGAAATTGATGTGTTAGGAATAACTTTATTGTCTTGATTTATTTTAGTATAGCTAGAAAGAAAGTTTTTTAATTCTGCAGGAGATAGTTTATGATCACCTGTATTTAAACGAACGTAAGCATTTGTAATGTCCCCATTCAAATAAACTGGAATAGAATTGTTTTCCGCTTTTTGAACATAAATAGCAATTACACTCTTTTCTGCAAAAATATCATTCTCATAAAGTACACAATCATCATTTAAATAATGACAGCTCACCTTTTGTCCACCACGAGCTTGAGAATATAGATCATCTACAATTTTGCGAGCGTCGCTTACACCGGTAATACAAAATTCTCCGTCTTTTTTTTCAGTAATACCAAGTAAAATAAATCCACCTTGTGTATTCGAAAAGGCACTAAAGGACTTCCAAAAATCTTTAGGTAAACTATTCGCTGCAGCTTTACATTCTAGATTAGCTTTTTCCTGAATTTTTTTAGTGTCAGCTAAGAAATCTTTTATATCATCCCAATTTAACATTTATCGTTCTAACTCAATACTTAAAAAATTATTACTATCCACTACCTACACACATTCTCACACGGCACGCCATCGTGGTCACGGTCAAGTTTGTGCATGCCGCATTCTCTTAAATGGAATTTAGCATCATCGCAATTATCCATGTCCTTACAAGTACGTTTTCCATCACTGCAACTAAACTGTTCCGCATCCGCTTTTTTGCTTTTGGCAAAGGTCTCTGTTGAGAAAGCAAGGGAAAGTGCGGTTAGAATTAAACAAAGTGATTTCATCTCTAACGCTCCGAAACATAGCTATCGAATGGGTATTGTTTTTTCGCTTCTTCGCTATTAAGTTTGCCAACATTTTTGCAGTATTGCTTCACATCTGTTTCAAAATTAAAGCTATGCGTATAATGCTTATTCATAATCATGACACGATTTAGATCTAATTTTTTAGCAAACTTTTTATCTAAATAGGTTTCATAACAAATACCATGCACAACACTTTCTAGCATCTGTTTGCCGATTTCGTCGCGGTTAAATGTCACTGATAAAAAACTTCCTTGCAGTTCTGCCTCAAGAATATCTAGCCCACTCAATGCTTTCTTAAAGGTTGGCGGGAAGTTCTCAGCAAAAGATGAAGATGAGATAGACAAAAGCGCGGTTAGAATTAGCAGTGACTTTTTCATTATGGTTTCCTTAGGTTTGTTTTATTAAAATAAATCACCACTTCCGCCACTTCATCGGCATGCTGAAAACAACACGACCGTGGATAAATACATTGTCATCTTGCGTGAATGTCCATTCTTTGTATGTTGGGTTGTCGGAAATGACGAGCATTTCTTTTCCCACTTTTTGCAAACGCTTAATGAATGTTTGGCCGTCAAAGGTGAAAACATAAAGACCGTCGGCGGCAAAGTAATTTTCGGAAATATCCACGTAAAGCAAATCACCGCTTTCAAGGGTTGGCGCCATGCTATCCCCTTTCACTGTGATTAACTTCAAATGTTTTGCATCAGCACGTCCGAATTGTTGATGGAAGAACGTTAAATCAAATTCTTGTGAAAGCAAGCCTTGTTCGGTTAGGCTTAAATAAGCGCCGGTTCCGGCACTTGCTTCCACGTCCAAAATATCAATCCGCACTGTGTTTGGGTTTTGCGGTTCGCTCACTTCGACAATGCGATAAGACGGGTCTGGATCACCTTCACCCGTTTTTAACCAATGCGGGTCCACATTAAGTACGGTCGCAATTTCTAAGATTTTTTTAGGATTTCTAGTTTCGCCATTCAAAATCTTAAAAACAGAAGGCTGCTTAATGCCGATTAATCTTGCCAATTCCGCTTGGGATATGCCTTTTTCATTCATTAATGAAGTTAAGCGTTCAGATAAAGTTGTCATAATTTCTCCTATATTTTGATTTTATAACTAAAACTATAGAAAATAAATTTTCATTTAACTATTGACTATGGATAGTTAAACCTATAATCTATAGCCAAAACTTAGTTAAGGGAAATTATTTATGAACATTTTTATAGTTAAAGCAATAGAAAAAACTGGCGGGCAATCAGCACTAGCTAAAAAATGCGGCGTTAGTCAGCCAACAGTAAACCAGTGGCTAAAGGGTGGAAAAATGGATGTTAAATATATTCCCGCCATTATCAAAGCAACAGAAGGCAAAGTAAGAGCCGAAGATTTACGCCCTGATGTTGATTGGGCAGTGATTAGAAACAGTTAAGGTGGTGAATAGTGAACGTAGATCATAAATGCGCAAATTGCGGAAGTAACAACATCCGTGTGCGAACTTCCGAAAAGATCGGTTTATTGTCAATCGACGTGTTGGCTTACTGCAACAACTGCGGCACAGAATTAAGAGTGCAAAGCCAAATTACAAGAGTAAGAACGCCAATCTATAACGACCGCCCAGAAGCATTAAGTGCGAATAAGCCGTTAAATCAGATTGACGAGCGTCAGCAAGAAATCGACATCTAGTCTTTAATTTCCATCAAGATTTTTAAACACAGTCGTTTGAAGAAATTCATGCGACAGGATTTTTGCAACCAAAATTTAGGGAGACCAAGCAAATGGCAAAAAAATGATTACACATACGACAACGGCAAAACACGCAAAGGACGTGTGAATGTGTATCAGTTAGAAAAACGTGTGAAAGCGTTGGAAGTACAGAACAAAGTAATTAAACGTCATCTTCAACATCAAGTCGGCTTAAACCAACAACAAGTGCTATTGAATGAAAGCCTTCACGACCGTGTGGCACTGCTTGAAAAAGCCAGTTGGAGAAAGCAAGGGATGTTTGGTCGTTGGTTAAGTTGGGTGCAAGGTAAATAAGCAAGGGGGGCGTGTGATGTACGTTTCAGGCAACGAAAGTGCGGCGGAAAAATTCTGCAAAGAAAATCAAATTGCGGTTGAGCCTGTGCAAAGTTGGGGCGATTGCCGCCATGTGATCGGTAAAAGTCGCTATCGCGTGGAATACGCTTTCAACAATCTTACAAAATACGACAGAGGAAACCTGTTGGAGATGGCAGAACTCGACATCAGTGATTTAGTTAGAAGCACATTTTCAGGCGAGAAACTACACCACTTCACCGAAAACGGAAAACGCAAAATTGGCAAGGCATTTCGTTTCAAAGTACGGGAGCTTTCAAAAAAATTTCCGGAAGGCATTACCGAACGCGAATTCACATTGATTGATAAAGCATTGAATTAGGGGGACGTATGGCAACCGTGATTTTAAGCCGTGGCGCATTGAGTATTGTCGCAAAGGAATATTATCAAAAACTCGATAAGGCACAGGAAAAATTATTCGCTTACATCTATCACTTAGACAAAGGCGATGAAGAACAAGCAAGACAAGCATTTAACGAATTTATTGAAAACGGTGATTTAGCGACAAAAGCACGCCAAATCTTTTTACAAAAATACAGCGATTGGGAGCAATGGCAAGCCAATCCGCGGAGAAAAACAAAATGAGAACAAAATTTATCGCCTTTAAAACGGCAATCGAAACCGCCGCAGAAGCAGAACGTGAAGAACAATATTTAAAAGCTGCACAGTTTTGGTGGAAAGCCTATCAGTTGGCAGCAAGTACACTGGATGAAGATTGGTGCTTTGCACGTGCAGATCATTGTTTTAAAGCCGCCATTGATACAGGCGCAATCAAGGTAAGAAAAAGCAGACAGTTAGATTTCAAGGAATTTTGGGAGAAAGGATATGAGTGATTTTTTCATTGGATTAGCGGTGGTGATGTTGGGCTGTTTTATGGCTGCCGCCTTATTAGATGCCGCCTTGTGTTGGTTGGCAAGTTGGATAAGCAAGCATTTTTAAGGAGAAAACAAAATGAGTACCGATATTTACATCAATTTAGATTGCGGAGCTGAATTACAAATCACCAAGATTGGCGACCGCTTTCAAGTGTTAGAAATCGTGGCAGATAGTGACGGTTGGCGAAAACAAAAAGCAAGAGTGATTGGGCGATTACATAACACGATTATTGGCGCAGTGAATGAAGTCCGCAACTTTGCCTTAGCACAATATGAAGTGCTTTCACTCACTGAAATGGAAAGTGCGATCAACTCAACCAATCAAGCCATTAAAGATTACTTTGATCAACACAATGAATATTTAGCCAACTTACAAAGAGCATAGAAATAAAATGATGAACTGGGAGCAACAACGAGACAATAATATCGCCAAACGTGATTTGGCGATGGAAGAAGCTCGTTTGGCAAGAATGGAAAGTGCGGTTAAAACTGGCCGCACTTTAGACTTGCCACAAGCAACAGCCGCACAAATGGAGTTGTTTGCGGTTGCGCCTAATCATTTTGATTATGTTGAAAAACTGCTTTCAGATTTACCACGCAAACGCCAACGCGAACACTTCCGCAATGTGTGGTTGCGTGCTTATCGCAGTGTGAAAGATGATGGGTCAATTAGTTTTAGTTTAGGCAATAAACAAGCCCGCATTGCCAACACAACCTTGCGTGATGTGTTGACAAATCGTTTGGAAGCCGTTTTTGAGCAATATCGCATTTCTGTTTCGTGGTTGCTTGAACGCAAGCACTATTCAGCCAACTTGACCATGCAAAAGCCTGTGGATAGTAAAGGCTTGCATTTTTATCTATTAGGCGAACGCCAATTAAAAGAAATCGCCTATAAACTCGCCTTGCACTTCAACGGATTGCAAAGCGATTTCGTGGAAGATTGTGCCAATCAAAAAGCCGTTGGGCTATTAAGTGCGATCGATTTTTCACGTTTAAGCAGTGATCTGCACCGCCTTTGTGCTGATGTTTGCAAAAACATTGGCTTTCCACTTAAAAGCCAACACCGCCTAGAAGAAGGGAAACGTCTTTCTGTGCAACAACAAGAAGGCGAATTGTTGCGTGTGGTATGCGAAAAATACTGGTTCCGCACATTACGCAGCACACAAAAACGCCTTGTCGAGCATTTGGCGATTGGTTGCGGTGAAGTATCGGCAAAAGTGAGCCCTTACATTTCAACTGGTGCATTGAGCGATTACCGCAATCAACAAAAAGCCAATCTTGAATATTTAAAACAGATGATCATTGAAAACATTGACGATCCATCCGAACAGGTGGAATTGATGGCCATGTGGCAAAAATCTTCAGGCAATCCCGCCATCCGTTTTAACGAGATGATGAACCGATTACGTGGCGTGGACGAGTGGGCAACTGAAAAAGGCTATGTGTCATTGTTCTTAACCATGACCGCCCCTTCATCATTCCATGCAACCCATAACAACGGCACAAATAACAAGAAATGGAAAGGTGCAGACCCACGCACAACCCACGCTTATTTAAGCAAAAATTGGGCGCAGTTGCGTGCCTTGTTTGCTAAACGTGGCATTGGCTTTTTTGGCATGCGTGGCGTTGAACCGCACCATGACGCCACACCACACTGGCATTTGCTTGTGTATGTAAAAGCAGAAGATAAAGAAGAAGTGATCCGTTTATTTAAATCAAAAGCTTTAGAGTTAGACGGCGATGAATTCGGGGCTAAAAAACACCGCTGCAGAGTAGATGAAATTGACCCTGCAAAAGGTTCTGCCGTTTCTTATATTGCGAAATACATTGCCAAAAACATTTATGCGGGCAATCAAAAAGACGAAACATCGGACGAAGTGGAAGGATTGAAACTCGACGAAAACGTGCAACGGGTGCGTGCATGGGCGAACCTTTGGGGCATTCGTCAATTCCAGTTTTACGGCAATCCGCCAATTTCTGTGTGGCGTGAATTACGCAAATTAGAGAAATGGCAGATAGATGATGTGGATGATAAGACCATTGCAGACGCGCAAGCAGTTTGTGATGTGTCTTGTTTTGCAAGCTATTTAGAGTTGCAAGGGGGCGCAATGGCTAAACGTGAAGATCAGCCGTTATGCGTGGAATATGAAGAAAGCGAGCCGAACCAATACGGCGAAACAAGAAAAAAAATTGTGGGGGTGAAAAATCGTTTCAGTTTTGCAAGCGTAAGAACAAAACTTAAAAATTGGTTTATCAAAAAAGGCACAGTGGCAGATGTTGCAACTGATGCCAATGCGGAGACCACCGAAACAAACAAGGAGCGTAGCGACGCTTGGACTTGTGTCAGTAACTGTAACCGTTCAGAAATTGAACAAAAGGTAAAAAATGCACTTTTACCTGTCGGTTTTATGATTAATCGGTCACAAATTGATCTATTAATCAAACATAAGCGGTTACGGCTTAATGACTTTCAGTGGATTTGTTATGAAAACGACAACGTTTTCATCAAAGAAGAAAAAATTCCACTCTTTTCTGTGAAAAAATTTAGTCAGAAAGTGACTGGATTTTGGGAAAGATTGGGGAAAATGTAGGTGAATTATGAAAAAAGTAAAAAGAACAATAAAAATAAAACCGTCAGTGGAACGGATATCTAATGGCGTAATTTCGCCAGTAAGAAAAATTGTGCAAATTGCTATGTCAAATACTTTGTGCAATGAAGGTTATGTAGAATCACTGATTGCTTTGTGTAACGATGGTTCTTTGTGGCAAAGAAACATCGGGGTTACCGAACGCAAAAGCAACGGTGGTGAATGGTTTAGACTTAATGATATTCCGCAGGATTAAGGAGAAAATAGCATGTCAGATTTAAAACAACTTATTAAAAATATCGAAAATTGGGCAGAAGCTCGCAATTTGATTGAAGGTTCAACGCCTAAAAGACAATTCATTAAATTATTAGAAGAATTCGGTGAATTGTGCAATGGAATATCAAAAGCAAAATTAGACGTTATCAAAGATAGCATCGGGGATTGCTTTGTGGTTTTAACGATTATTTCAGCACAACGAAATCGTAATGAAATTAATATCGGGTCAATGGCAGTTGAACACCATCCAAAAACAACACTCACAGCAGATGATTGTGTGATTGAATTTCTTCACGATTTAACTCGAATTAGCTGTGAACTAGAACGCTATACATCTCTTGAAATGTTATTCGGTAATATTGTTTTAGATTTAGTTGAAGTTTGCGATTACTTTGAGCTTGATTTAACAGATTGTGTGCAAGCTGCATGGGATGAAATAAAAAACCGCAAAGGGCGTATGATTGACGGCGTGTTTGTGAAAGAAGGTGATTTATAATGGAACGCTATTTTTCAATAAAAGAGATCGTGCAGACGGGGATTTGTTCAGAAGCAACGGTGAAACGTTGGATTTCTAGCGGCAAGTTAAAGTCTTATAAATTCGGTCGCTCCCGAAAGATTGCGGAAAGCGACTTGAATGAATACATTAAGACTTGTCGGCAATAATTTCTTTGAATAAACCATTCGCACATTTTTCAACATAGTTGGCCCATTCTTGAAACGTCTTTAGTCGGTAAGGCAAATATTCCGCCCGATTATAGGCGTTTCGTATTTCATCGGAATTCAAATGACTTAGGCAAATTTCGATGACTTCTTTATCTAATCCAAGTTCTAGGCGATTATCGTTGCAATAGCTGCTGAATAACGACCGTATGCCATGATTTGTCATGGTGCCTTTGTATTTGCCGCCATCCATTGTTTTAATCACTTCATTCGGCGTTTGGCTATTGATATGCTTTTCATTTCTCGACTTTGACAAAGTGGACGGGAATAAATATTCCTTATTTGCGTGCTGTTTGATGTATGAAAGCAAAGTTTCTGCCTGTTTACTTAATGGCACAAGGTGCAATCGCTCCCCTTTCCCGCCTTTTGAAATTTCCACTTGCCACACTTTACCATTGGGCAAATGTTCGTGTTCGATGATGTCAGAATATTTTGCGCTGACTGTTTCGCTCGCCCTTGTGGCGTTGAGTAATCCCCATAAAATAGCAAGGCGAACAGTTTGTGATATGTTGGCCCGTGCAAGGCTGATCATAAATTCCGGTAAGGCTTTGTAATGGATTGACGGGTGATGTTTGTTTTTATTCACTGCAGGGAGATCATCGCCAAGATATTTCCATTTGTTGTTTTCCCAATATTCAAAACGTTCAGCATATTCGGCGATTGACTTTAAAACTAAATAACGCTTTTTCAATTCAGCCGTTGCGCCTGATTGGCGATAAGATTCAAGCACGGATAAGCCATGCTTTAGTGTCAATTCTTTGAAAGGTACGTCACCAATTAAATCAATGGCGGAATTAACACGTCTTTCAGTATCAATCCTTGTCTTTTCTGTGTAATTGCCTTGTTCTTTGCCGATTTTCGCACGGTATAGCAACCATTCATTCGCAACATGGGCGAATGTGCTTTGCTGTTCTTTTAGTGCGTCTATGGCTTGTTTACGCTCAAATTCGTGCGGGTCAATCTTATTGGCTAAAAGTTGGCGGAATTCGAGTGCTTTTTGACGGGCATCTTTAAGCGATACTGCGGGGAAAGTGCCGATGGTTTTTTCGGTGCGTTTTAATGTGTAGGGGCGTTTGTAATTAAACACCCACGTTTTCACGCCGTTTGGCTTGACGACAAGTTTCAGCCCTTCCCCATCGAATAAATAATAGATCTTTTCTGCCGCTTTGGCGTTGTTTACCTGTGCAATGGTTAACTGTTTGATGATTTTTGCCATGGTAGGAATTTCATAAAATGGTAGTAAGATTTTGCGCATTGTAAGTTCTTACTTCCATTTTTACTACTAAAAAATGCGATCGTTTGTGAAATTAACTGATCTTTTGAGCAGTATTAAGACACTAAATAAAAACGGTCAAACTATTGATTTTTCAATAAATTTGACCGTTTGTGATCTCTTTAGATCTTGTTTAATGGTGGAGCTGGCGGGAGTTGAACCCGCGTCCGAAATTACTCTACCTTCAGTACTACACGTTTAGTCTCGTCTTTAATTTCACTTAAGCATGCGGACAGACACGCTAAACTTAAGCTAGTTTGATTCAATTTAGTGCTTCGATCCTCAAACGGTGGCTTCCACACGATCTCGTTTTGGTTTGACTCCGCTTTATCCCCGTCTTACGAGCGGAAGCTGGGGAGCGAAGGCTATGAGCAGGTTATTAAGCTGCTAAA